GCAAAGCCAAATTAAAAAGTTTGAAGACCTGTTTATGGCTCGCAAAACTGAGCTAGGCGAAGCACTTGGCCGAGCTGATGAACAAATTGCCGAAGCTTACCGTCATTACAAAGCAGCTGATTACAAACGGCATCATGCATTTATACAAAGCATACTGGATGCACTGGATCAATATCGTAATGTAAAGAAAGCTACCAAAAAAGCACGAGTCAAGCGAGCACCCAACAAAGAAAAAGTTGTCAGCAAGCTCAAATACATGAAGGAAGAAAAGACACTGAAGTTAGTTAGTATCAATCCAGTGGACATCATTGGAGCACAAGAACTATGGTGTTACAATACAAAAACTCGTAAGCTTTACAAGTATGTGGCTGACAGTGTCACAGGACCATTAGGCGTTAAAGGCACTTCGCTAACTGGATACAATGAGTCTACAAGTATCGGCAAAACACTTAGAAAGCCAGAAGAAAAGCTCAAAGAGTTTGCTAAGGCAAACAAAGTGCAATTGCGTAAATTTTTAGAAGATATCAAGGCCACAGAAACATTAGGCAACGGGCGGTTAAATTTGGATACTGTTCTTCTTAAAGTGCAATAAATACTTTGTACTTTAGGAACATGGATGTCTAACCCTTTTACTGGCAATGTAGCACCAGATACTACTTATTTTTACGCTAACGGCGTTCTTAAATCTGACAGCCTATACAATCCGGCTACAGGGTCAGGATCCGGGCACATCGAGTTTGATGAAGGCGCAGAATGGCTGGTATCGTTTAATAAAAAGCGAGCCGAAATTACTGATTACATTCGCATGCGTCTAGGCGATGGCATAGTAGATGTAGAGCTTGACAAAGAGCATTATGAAATGGCGATAAATCAAGCATTAATTAAGTATCGTCAGCGAGCTGCTAATAGCCAAGAAGAGAGCTATGCATTTCTGAAGCTTTTTCCAGAAACGCAAGAAATTATTCTTCCTAGTATTGTTATGGATGTTCGTGCAGCATATCGTAGAGGTATTGGATCTGTTTCGGGCACCACAGCCAGCCAATTTGAACCATTCGCATCAGGGTATCTAAACACTTACATGTTGGTAGCAGGTCGAGTAGGCGGACTGCTTAACTATGAATTGTTTGTAGATTATCAAAAACTAGCCATGCGTATGTTTGGTGGTTATTTAAACTTTACATTCAACAAAGTCACCAAAAAACTTACACTGATTCGTAAAATACCATATGTAGGAGTCAATGCTGACCCCAATGGGTTCGAAGATGTGCTGTTGCATCTGTATAACTACAAGCCGGATGCAATGATTTTGAATGACTATCAGGCATTTCCTTGGGTGCAAGAGTATGCATACAGTTTTGCTAAACGCATAGTTGGTGAAGCTAGAGAAAAATTTGCCAGCATTGCTGGACCACAAGGTGGCACACAACTCAACGGTGCTACATTAAAAGGCGAAGCCACAGCTGAAATGGAAAAGCTAGAACAAGAACTTAAAGATTATGTAGACGGATCTATGCCGTTAACCTGGGTCATTGGATAATGAAGATTAAAGATATCATACAAGAAAGTGTGGGCGAACTCAGTGACCGCCAACGCCGAGCAACTAGAGGACTCAACAGATTTACCGACGGCAAAAAATGGAACAGCGATTACACACTATACCGTCTAGGATTGGCACTAGCTGCCACTGATGGCAAAACCATGCCCGAAGTTGATGAAGAATCTTGGCTTGGCAAGTGGAAACTGACAGCGCCTTACAGCCAAGAAGAACAAGAAATGCTCAAATTGGCTTACAAAGCAGTTCATGCCAATCATGAAGACATGAATCACGGAGACTTACGTAGTCAAGAAGGCCCTACAATTAATAAAAGCAGTCCAGTGGCCAAACCTAAAAAGAACAAATACGGCGTTTGACTTTAGCTCACAAATAAATTAAAATGCTCCTTAGGGGGCATTTTTTATGATTATAGGCGTAACAGGGTTTATAGGTTCAGGCAAGGATACTGTAGCAAACTACCTAGTGGCCAAGCACGGCTTTGTTAGAGATAGCTATGCTGGTACGCTTAAAGACGCAGTGGCTCAAGTGTTTGGATGGGATAGAGAACTACTAGAAGGACTTACGCCCGAAGCCAGAGAGTGGCGTGAACAGGTGGATCCGTGGTGGGCTAAAAGATTAAACATGCCCAAGCTGACTCCGCGCTACATGTTGCAACTATGGGGCACAGAAGTTTGTCGCCACGGATTTCACAACGATATTTGGATAGCCAGCCTAGAAAACAGACTGCGCAAAACCACTGAAAACATTGTGATCAGCGATGTGAGATTTCCTAACGAAATCAAAGCTATTAGGGCTCACGGGGGAGTGTGTATCTGGGTCAAACGAGGACCGTTGCCCGAGTGGTATGATTGTGCGCTGAGAGAAAATACAACACACGAAGATAGGCAATGGCTGTTAGAAGATGCAGGTCAACTTATGCCTCAACGCCACCCTAGGGTGCATCACAGTGAATGGGCATGGATAGGACAAACATTCAACTACGAAGTAGAAAACAACGGAACTGTAGAAGAATTATACACAAAAATTAATAATCTGCTACCAATGGACTTTCGCGCCAAGTAGTTTTACTAGAATTAAGCTCTATTCTACAATTTGCGCAAACACTTCTTAAATTTAACCAGTTGTTGTTTTTTAAATTACCATCTATGTAAAAAACAAAGATTTGACTTACATGCTTTGCTTTAAAATTGCAACGCTCACAGGTTAATTTTTTCTTATATCCATTCCTGGTCCAACCAGGTATTTCCTTAGTTCGTTTGCCTTTTCTACTGCAACTGGCGCAGATTTTTCTATAGTATTTTTTACCATTGAGAACATAGTTTACGGCTGCTGGATTTCCATGGCAAATGTTGCATAAAGGTCTTGTCATAGCAATATTTATATGTAAAACCTTGTAAAGGCACCTATTACACACCCAAAATAGTAAGCTTTTAATAAATACTTGCAAATGTTTTGTTAAAGGATAAAAACATGGCACTAGTATCCGCAGGTATTGAAATTACCGTAACCGACGAAAGTCAATATGTTCCTGGCGCAGTAGGAACAGTTCCGCTTATTATTATGGCAACCGCACAGGATAAAACTAATCCTTCAAACGGTTCAGCTACAGACACCACTGCTGCTAGAGCAGGAAAATTACTTACTTATTCTAGCCAACGCGAACTTATTGCGTCTATGGGCTATCCTAGCTTTAAGCAAAGCGCAGCTGGAACACCGTTACACGGTGATGAAAGAAACGAATATGGATTAATGACAGCCTATAGCATTCTAGGAAATGTAAACAGAATTTATGCTATTCGTGCAGATATTGATTTAGACGAATTAGAAGGTACTAGTGTTCGTCCTACTGGTGCTGTAGCCGATGGTACACATTGGCTAGATCTTACAGAAAGTGCCTGGGGTATCAATGAATGGGATGCTATTAACGGACAGTTTGTATTAAAGACTCCTATTCTAGTTACATCAACTGCAAATCAAACATTCGACAGTGGCAGTGGAATTTATGTTCCAAACAGCAGCATTGGCCAAATTGGTAGCTATGCAATAAGTTTTGGAACTGGCAGTAATGCAATATTATTTTACAAAAACAGAAGCAATGCCTGGGTAAGAATTGGCACAGATGCATGGGCACAAAGTTGGCCAACCCTACGAGGCACAGTAACATTTGCTACGAGCGCTACAACTGCAATTCCAGCTAGCTCACCGGCTGCCGCATTGAGCATTAACGGAACTGTTGTCACAGTTGGTAATACTGGTTCATCAAGAACCATTGCACAGGTAGTCTCGGCTATTAATGCAGCATTTACTGGAGAAGTTACAGCAGCGTATATTGGAAACAAATTAGAAATTTATGCAACTGATGCAGCAGCAAGTAACGGTGTTGATCCTGATGGAAAAATTATCATTTCTAACTCAGCTGGTACCCCAATGGCAAGTTTGGGATTGGGAACATCAGGAGAGGAATACAACAAACCATTATTGACTTTTGGAAATTTTGCCGAAGTTCCAAGCTGGCGCAGTACCGACGACGAACCAAGACCAAGCGGAAGTGTGTTTATGAAATTAGGCGCCGCCGGCAGCGGTGCAGATCTTGCTATTAAGAGATATAGTTCAGCAACCGGTTCGTTTACAACACTAGGAGCACCTTTTTATAATAGAGCAGAAGATGCCTTATATGGACTAGATCCAGCTGGTGGTGGCAACGGCATTGTTGCTGGAACAGTCTGGGTGGCATGGGATCCGTTGCGCGATGACACAGATGGCTTTAAACCATTCCGTCGTCGCGTTACAGGTAAAACTGTTGTTAGTGGTAGCGTGTTGTCTGGTAATCCATTTACACCAACTGAACAAATTAAAGTTGGAGTAACTTCAATCGGAACTGATACAATTACAGAATATACAATTACATTGTTGGGCTCAAGTCCTTCAAGTTTTATATCTGACATTCTAGCAGAAAACATTCCCGAAATTGATGTTTCATTAACAAACGGTGTAATTACATTTACACATCTTTATGGCGGAGATATTTACCTAACTAATGTAACAGGTACACCAACTGCCGATGCTGGTTTTACAAGTGGCACAGCTGGAACAATACTGTACGGAACCACATTGGCTCTAACCAATTGGGAGTCATTGACATACACTTACAGCACAATTGAGCCATCTCAACCTCCATCGGATGGAACTTTATGGTATTACAGCGATCCTGCAACCGTAGACATCATGATTAATGATATTGGCGGTTGGAGAGGATATAGAAGTTCGTACTGGACTGGTAAAACAGATGCAAGAGGTTATGCATTAGCTAATACCGATTCCGAAGGTGTTATAATCAGCGCCAGCGAGCCGGAGTTTCAAAGCGATGGAATGACTGCTCTGGTAGCTGGAGATTTATGGCTTGACAGCGGTGACCTAGAAAACTATCCTGTAATTTATCGTTATGATGGTGCAGAATGGGATCTAATAGACAACACTGATCAAATTAGTCAGAATGGTATTGTGTTTGCAGATGCTCGTTGGGCACCCAACGGTACTACTGATATAATTACCGGATCGTTGCCCTCAGTGACTGATTTGTTAGCAAGCGACTATCTAGATCAAGATGCTCCTGATTATAGACTATACCCGCGTGGTGTGTTGTTGTTTAACACACGACGCAGCGGTTTCAATGTCAAGAGATATGTAAGCAACAAGTTTAATGCTCAAGCATACCCTGAGTTACCTGCAGTACCAGGTGCTAGCAGTTCATTACCAACGGTCAAAGACACATGGCAAACTGCAAGTGGCTTAAAGAATAACGGTAGTCCGTACATGGGTCGTCAGGCACAGAGACAAATGATAGTGGCAGCAATGCAAGGTGCATTGATAGCCAATACCGAAGTGCGTGAAGATCAATATCAATTTAATTTGATCGCTGCACCTGGTTATCCTGAACTCATTGACGAAATGGTTAACCTCAACAATGATCGTGCGCAAACAGCATTTGTTGTGGGCGATACCCCAATGCGCTTGGCAGCAAATGGAGTGGATATTGCAAATTGGAGCAACAACACCAACGGTGATGGTTTGGCAACAGCTAGTCCTTATCTAGGAGTTTACTATCCAAGCGGTCAAACATCAGACTTGCAGGGTAATACAATCACTGTTCCCCCTAGCCACATGGCATTGAGAACAATTATCTTTAACGACAATGTTGCATTCCAATGGTTTGCACCAGCTGGTACACGCCGTGGATTAGTAGATAATGCTAGCAATATTGGCTATCTAGA